GCCGCGCCGGTGGAGTAGGCCCGGAAGGCCGCGATCTGCCAGGAAAGCAGCATCTTGTTGATGCGCACCATGCCCTCCGGGATGTACACCCGGAACTTCGCCGGATGCTCCGGGTCCGCATTGTCCGCGAAGGGGATGGCGAACAGGTTGGTGGCGCCCTGGCTGTACAGCTCGCCAATGCCCACCCGGTCCGCCAGGGTGTTGATGCTGTCCGCGGCGTCCCTGGGCGCGTTGGCGATGGTGATCTCCACGTTGCCGGGGTCGCCCCGCATATCCTTCTTGGCGATGTTCACGATCCTGGCGTCGAAGTTGATGCCGTGCTCGCCGTCCATCACCCGCACCAGCTTGCCGGGCATGAAATTATCCCAGCTGTGCCCCGTCAGCCTGAACAGGTCCATCGCCGACGCGGTATAGCTGATGTAGGGGTTCTTATACCCCTCCAGCACCTGCTCCGCCCGGGCCTTCAGCACCTTCGCGTCCTGGATCCGGGTATCCGTCCACACGCTGCACTTCACGCCCCAGATGTCGATGGTGTCGGCGTCGATGTAGGGCACCAGGCCGTTCTCGCCCTCGATGGTCAGCTGGTTCACGCCCTCGCCGTAGCCCAGCGGGTAGAGGCGCGTCACCAGCGCCGATGCGTCCATGCTCTTGTGGATGGATACCAGGTTGCGCTGGTAGTGGATGCCGCAGCCCGCGGCGCTGTCGGCTCTGCGGAGGTTCACCGTCCAGGGTGTGGTGTCGGTGTCGAAGTCCCAGGTGTATTCCTCCGTCAGCACCTCGCCCAGGGACAGCAGCGCCGACAGCAGGCTCACGTTCTCGAAGTGGTACTGGAAGTACTGGTCAAAATCGCACACGCCCAGCTGCCAGCGCTCCTCCGTCTGCTGATCGAGGATGTACTGCATCACCGCCCGAGTGTTCACCCCGGTGCCGCCCACCTCATGGTAGCCGAACAGCACGTCGTCCAGCAGCGTGGCCATCACGTGCTCGACGTTGTAGGTGGTCAGCCCCTGCAGGCCCGTCTCGTCACTGTCCGGGATGCCGATGATGCGGTACAGTCCCAGCTTGCGCCCGCCGTCATCCGGCAGCTTCACCAGGTTGTGGGCCGTGCAGTACTGATTGTCCGGATCCGACGTCGGCAGCGCGAAGCTGGCCGTCCACAGGTCATTGTGCTGCAGCTGATAGCTGATCTTGTCCGCGTTGCTCGACATCGCCAGCAGCTGCATATCCTGGTCATAGATGCTCAGATATTCCACGTTACCACCTCCCGCGCACGCTGGCGGTCACCCGCGCCTGTGTGCTGCCGTTGCCGTCGTAGGTGAGGCGCACCGTCACCGTATGGTCCCCGGCATCCAACAGGATCGGGTCGAAGGCGGCGGCGTGGGACAGGGCGCTATCGCCCTCGATTTCCACCCCAATGGGCGGCTCCATGGTGATGGTCATCACCTGCCCGGCCCACATATCCAGCCCCTGCAGGGACACGGCGCTGTCCACCTCCACCCGGGTGATCGCCGCCTGGCCGATGTTGTCGATGATCAGGTTCAGCGGCGCCGGGTGGCGCGTGCGCACCCTCAGCTGCAGCGTGCAGCTGGTGCCCGTGGTCTCCGCGGTGGCCGTGTCCGGCGTCACCGCGTAGGCGTAGGGCTGGGCCGTCCAGCGCACCTGCAGCTCGCCTCCGAACCAGTTTCTGAGGCTCCACTTCGTGGCCGCGGACAGCTCCACCAGGTAAAAGACCTCCGGCTCATAGTCGAAAATCAGTGGGACGCGCCCCGCCGTCAGCCAGGCGGTCACGCGGCGGATCAGCCGCTGGGCCTCCGCCTGGGTCTTCGGCTCCTTCGCCGGGTACAGCGTCCCCTCCAGGTTGAAGGGCAGCCAGGTCTCGCCGGGGAACAGCACCTGTCCGCTCACCCCGGCGATTGAATAGGTGTTGCGCTTGATCTCCGGGATGACGATGTGCCCCTCCTTCTCCACGTAGATCAGGCCCATGTCGTCACGGCTGTGCAAACCGCCCAGCGTGAAGCCGGTTTCCTTGTAAAGCACATCATCGCCTCCAAAGCAAAAGGGGCTGTCTCCATGATAGAGACAGCCCTCCTCGTTGTATTGTCATGGGTGCGGCAGCCGGTTGAGCCGTACCTTCTTGGGCGGCTCCTTCCGCGCGCTCTGTCGTCCCGCCTTTCCTCCGGCGGGGCGGTTGAGCTTTTGCGCCTGCCTGATCAGCAGGTGGATCGCCCGGGGACTGGAGGCCCAAAAGGTCTCCGCGTCCAGGCCGCACCGCAGCGCGCCGCTGTAGAGCTGCAGCCAGGGGAAGCCGCGGTCATCCTCCCGGCTTACTGAGGGTTTGCCTCATTGCCCTCCGCCTTCGGCAGCGCCTCCGTCACGCTCTTCATCAGCTTGTCCCGGATGTATGGGATTGAGGTCAGCCGGAAGCTGTCCGCGAAGGCCGCCCAGGTCATGGGCTCGCCGCCGTGGGCCTTTGCTCCGGAGAGCAGTGCGCCGTAGAGGATGGCCATGATGGCGCCGATCTTGCCCGCCATCAGATGCCGCACGATGTCGGCAAAGTTCAGGTTTCGGCCATACTGGAGCTCGTAGACATCCTCCGCCACGCGAATGGACGCCATGTCGAAGGCGATGGGATATTCCACGCCATCCAGCTCAATGTGGTCCATGGGCCGGGAGATGTCCCGGCCCTTCAGATCCTCGTTCTTCATGTTCTGCCCTCTCAGCCGTTGCCGCCGGCGGTCTCGCCGTCGGTCTCACCGTCGGTCTCCTCCACAGGCTCGTAGACCTGCTCGAACCAGCCGGTGCGCACGCTGTCGCTGACGTTCTTGTCCGCGGTGGCCGCGATGGCCGCCAGCGCGTTGTCATACTCGCGGCGCACGAACGTGGCCTCGATGGTCGGGTGCTGGTAGGTCATGCTGTCGCTGTCGGTGTGGCCGGTCTGGGCGATCTCGCTGAACTTGCCCTTGTACAGGGTCCACAGCTCCAGGCTGTCGTCGTCCAGGGTCAGCGCGAAGGCGATGGCCACATAGGGCGCGATCTGGTTGCCCTTGATGATCTGGACGCCGTTCGCGTCCTTGAAACGGCCCAGGATCTCCTCCCGCACCGCGTAGGGGATCTTGTCCAGGTTCAGGCTCACGGTGTAGCTGTCCACGCGCCGCTCGTTGCGGGTGGCCACGTTGCTGGCGTAGACCTTGCCTTCCTTGTAGTTGGGCGTGATGGTGGCCTCGATGGTCTTGCCCGCCACCTTATACTCGCCATAGGTGGGCTTCGTCCTGGGGCTGTCCTCGCCGTTCATCAGGGCATAGTAGATGTCCAGAATGCCGTAAAAGTAGCCCTCAGAGTAGGCGTTCGCGCCTTGCAGGGCGGTGTTGTTGTTCTCGTTTTCAGGCATTTTCTAACCCTCCATTTTTGTCGTTACCTCTGCCACCACTCGCATGTGCACGCGATGTGGTGGATCCCGGTGTCCTGTTCATAGTCGTCCGGCCCCCAGCCGAACACCCGCACCCCCGCAGCCTTCAGCGCCGTGAGCGCCATGAAGAAGGCCGTGCGGTGCTCCCCGTTTTCCTCGTGGCTCCAGGCGTGTACCTGCACCATGTGCCGGACCCGCCGCACCTCATTGGAGGCCGTGCGGCTGTCGGCGCTGACCTCGTTGAAGGTCACCCAGGTTCGGGCCGTGGCGTCGCCGGGCGGCTGGCTCACGGGCATTGGCAGGTCCCGCAGCGCGTGCAGGAAGAACGTCTCGACGGGGTCCTGGGCCATCCAGTCAGTCATGCGCCTGCGCCTCCCTAAAAGCCTGCTGCATGGCCTGGGTGACGTCTGTCTCCGCGCGGCTCACCGCCGGGTTGAACCAGGGCCTTGCCCGCATGTCGTTGATGTCCCGGCCGGGGTCCCGCGCCTGGGCGCTTCGGCCGTATTCGATGATGTTGCCGATCTTGGCGTAGGGCTCGCCGTGTTCGTTCTTCCCCGTCGGCCCCACATTGCAGTGGAAGCCGTCGGCGGCGTTGTACTCGACCTTCCCGGCCTTTATGCTCTTTTTGAGGCCACCGGTACGCTCAGGCGCGGCGTTCTGCAGCCGCTTGGCAAGCGTCTTTCCGCCCGCCTTCACAGCCGCCTCGATGGCCTTGTCGGCACCCTTGCGCATCATGTCGAACTTCTCCAGTTCCGCTGCCACGCCGGTGCTTTTGAACGTGCCCATTATCGGTTCGCCTCCCCGGTCACCACCCGGCACTTCAATCGCATGAAATCTCGCATGTCGCCCAGGTGGTTGACCTCCAGGATGTTGTAGGCCGTGCCGCGATGGATGAGCCGCCAGTCGGCACGCACATCCTCCCGCCAGCGCAGGGTATAGGTGACCACATCCTCCGCGTGGTAGGCCTGCGCCACCCAGAACTCGCGGCCGGACACCTCTGCCCGGCCCGCGCGCACAGTGGCCACGTCCTCCCATCGCGTGATGGGGCGGCCCCGGTCATTGACCACCCGCACGGGCCGCTGCAGCGTCACCTTGCAACGCAGGTCGCCTGCCTTGATGTTGCCCATTTACGTCACCTCATCGTAGGGGCGCAGCTGATGGACGCTGGACAGGATGTAGGAGGGCACCGCCGCCTGCGCCTCAGCGTTGCCGCGGTTGTCGTACATCCAGGCCGCCAGGTTGGCCACCCAAAAGCGGTACAGCGGCCCCTCGGTGGTGCTGGGCACGCCGGCGTTCTCATACCACGCCACCGCGGCGTCCCGCACGGCCTCCAGCAGCTCCCGGTCCTCCTCCGGATCCGCTCCGGCGATGCGGCCGATATAATCCAGTCCTATCATGATGATCTCCCCTAAATCGGTATGCCTAAGTCGCGGGCCTTCCCGAGCTCGCCGTCCATGTACTCCTGGAACATCTCCGCGATAGCCTTGTCATCACCATCCGGCAGTGCTTTGATGTCAGGATTCAGGTCGATGGAGAAGGTCAGACTCTTGCCGGGACGGATGGAGCAGATGGCGCTGGCCACCTGCCGCTTCTCGCCGTCGATGATCGCCGTGGCGTTGCAGGTGGTCTGCTGGCTGTCAGATCTCTCAATGGCCATTTTTATCCCTCCATAGGGGTCAGCGCTGACACCTCAAAAGCGTCAGCGCTGACGCTTTTGATTACTCGACGGGCAGGCTCTTGCGGATCATGGCCGCCTCGTCGAACTTGGTCACACCCAGGCGCGCGATGCCGCGCAGCTCGGTGGAGTCGGTGCGCCAGGCGTCGCCGCCGATGTCGGTGCTGGACAGCTCGAAGTTGCCCACGCGGAACAGGGTGGCGAACTGCTTGCCATCGCCGATGAACAGGTCCGCCGCGGTGGTCGCGCTCTGACCCTCGCCGGTGGTGACGTTCGCCAGGGTGGCGTCGCTGACCAGGGCCACATTGCGGTTCTTGATGCGCTGGGCGGTGGCGTTGGTGGGATCGGGCTGCAGCAGCGGGCGCTTGTTGTCGTCCAGCAGGTTGTCCAGCACGTTGAAGCCGGACTGGTTGGTGATGATGGTGGAGATGGCGCTGATGGCAGGATCCAGCTCCACGTTCAGGGCCTTCTTGATGCCCTTCAGGGGATCGGTGCCGATGGAGGTGGCCGTCAGGGTCCGCAGCGCGGCGATCAGCAGCGCGTTCTCGGTGATCACCAGCTTCTTGGCGAACCAGCGGGACAGGTACGCGAACAGGTTGGCCACGTTGTCGGTCATCAGCTCGTTGGACACGGGCAGGTACAGCGCCTTCTTGGAGGTCGAGTAGGGCACCTTCGCAAACCGCGGCTGCTCGCCGGTCTGGATGTTGCCCATCTCGTCCACGTCCAGCAGGCCCTGGGTAGGCGCGGTGTCGGTCACGCGCCAGCCGGTGGGCGCGGTGACGTTCTCCTGGCTGAAATACTGGGCCAGCGGATTCAGCGTGCGGACCTGCTCAATGATCTGGTTCTGCACGTCCTCCGGCACCAGAAAGCCGCCGTCAGAGCCCACGGGCGTGCCGCCGCCCTCGGTCAGGGCGTCGTACAGGATGCGGACCTTCTCATTGCCGCGGCCACGCTTGCGGGTGATGCCGTTGGAGATGGCGTAGGCGAAGGCCCTGGCGTACTCGTTGGAGCGCAGGATCTCGCTGCGGTGGTCGGCGGTGTTCTCCACATTGCCGGGCAGGCCGCCCACCTGGCGGCGCTCCTCCGCGGTCAGCTCGTCCTGGAGCAGGTTCACGCGGCCGCTCAGGCGCTGGGTCTCGGCCATGGCCGCGTCGATCTCCTGGGCGGTGGCGCTGGTGTTCTCCACCAGAGCGCGGTTGCGGGCGCGCTGGGCGTCCAGTTCGTTCTGCGCATTGCGCAGATCCTCGCGGATGTTCGTGATATTCCTGGGCATTTTTGTATCCTCCTCTATGGTTGTCAGATTGTCAGCAGCTGGAGACGTCGCCGCGCCAGTTCGGCAGCCGCGGCAGCCTCCGCTTGCTCTCGCTCTTCGTTGCGCTTGTCCTCGGGCGGGTTCCCCAGCAGCTCGCGCAGGCTTTCATGGTTGGCGCTGGCGAAGTGCTCCTCGTCGCGCAGCCGCTGGCGCAGGGCAACGATCTGCCGCCTGGAGCTCCAGGCCACCGCGGGCACGTGGGTCAGCAGGGCAGTCAGGCGGTTCTCCTCTTCCTCTTCTTCCTCTTCCTGCTCGCCCTCGCCAGGCTCGGCCACCTGGGTGTCGTCGTCCTCGTCAGGATCCTCGTCATGCACCCGGTCATCCCGGCTCATGATGCCGTCCACAAAGCCCAGCTCCAGGGCGGTGCGGCTGCTCAGCCAGGTCTCGTCGTCCATCATCTCCGCCAGCTTGCTGTCGCGGATGCCGGTCTTGAGATGGTAGGCCTCCCGGATGCCCTTGTCGATCTCATCCAGCACATCGGCCTCATGCCGGAGCTCGTGCTTGTTGCCGTAGGGCCAGGACGCCGCACAGTGGATCATCATGTAGGCCGTCGGCGCGATCAGCACCCGCGTGCCCGCCATGGCAATCACGCTGGCTGCGCTGCAGGCGATGCCCTCGATCTTGACGGTGACGTTGCCCTTGTGCTCCATCAGCATGGTGTAGATCTGCGAGCCGGCGAAGACATCCCCGCCGGGGCTGTTGATGTACACCTCGATGTCGCCGGGGTGGGCCTCCAGCTCCTGGCGGAACATAGCCGGGGTCACTTCATCCCCCCACCAGCTTTCCGCGGCGATCACCCCGTCCAGCCGCAGCACTGCGGGCTGGCCCTCGGAGCCCTCCTCGTAATTCCAAAAGCGGGTGGGGTTCCTGTTCTTAGACATTTCCTTCACATCCTCACTTGTTTTGTACGGTTCCCTTGATGGCCTCGCTCAGCGGCACCAGGTCGCGGCTGATCAGCAACGTGTTACCCGCGGGATCGTCGGGCAGGTGATCCTGTCGCCGGACCTCGTTGGGCCGCAGCCATCCGGAGCGGATGGCCATCTGATTGCGGTTGGCCATGGTCAGCGTGTCAGTGCGCCACAGGTTGACCAGGTCGAACCGGAAGGAATAGCCCTCTTTGACCATGTCCCAGGTCAGCAGCTTGATGTTCAGTTCTTCCTCCCACTGCTCGATGATCGGGTTGATGGTCATCTGGAGGTATTCCAGCATCGACTGCTCAGCCGTGGCGTAGGAGGTGTCCGAATAATCACCCAGCATGTGGGGCGGGATGTTGTACACCGTCGCCACGCGGTTGCGGGTCACCCGCTCCACGTTCAGCACGTTGGCATCCACGGGCTTTTGCTCCATGGTGGTGGCCGTGATGCCGCCTTCGAGCACGATCACCTTGCCGCCGCTCTCGGCGTAGGTGTCCAGGAACTGCTTGATCATGCCCTTCTTTTTCTGCTCGCTCAGGCCGGTGCCGGGCACGTTGAGCACCACCGCGTTGCTGACGCCCTCCAGCTGCTTGACGCTGAAGTGCTTCATGTCGGCGTCATAGTCCAGCGTACCCCGCAGCACGTCGATGGGGCGGATGCCCTTTTCGCCGTTGGCTGACATGTGCTTCAGCACGATCATGCTGGAGTGATGCACCCAGCCGACCTTTCCGTCGTCGAAGGCCACGCGGTACCACATTTCCCGCGTCTCCATCTCCCGGTAGGGCTGCACCCTGATCGGGTCGATCACGTCCAGGCGCTCCGGGCGTCCATCCAGATCCGGCACGATCAGCGCGTAGGCGTTGCCCTCGTTGTTGCGGTTGGCCTCCATGGTCTGGCGGAAAGTGAATGCCGTCATGCAGGGGCTGGGCCGGTAGGCGATCAGCTGCTCCAGCGGGTGGTCGATCATGATCTCCCGATCTCTGTACAGATGGATCGGCAGGCTGGCGATGGTGTTGGCGATCCTGCTCACCGCGGCGTAGATCGCCTCCGAGTTGGTCATCGTGTAGTCCGCCCGCGTCTTCCACACGCTGCGCAGGTCACGAGTGGACACGGTGCCGGGCTCATCCCTGGCTCTGGCCATCCGCCTGGCCTGGCGGCGCTCCCTGATCGTCTGTATAAATCCCATTTGCATCCCTCCCCAAAATGGCAAAAGCATCAGCGCTAAGGCGCGAATCACAGATTCGCGGTTTGCCTGTCGGGCAAACTGATTTTGACAATCCTGCGGATTGGCAAAATCACCGTCGCTTTTGCAGCTTGGCCAGGTCGTAGACCTCTATACTGCCGGCGTCCTCGCTCACCTGGTTGGTCGGCATGTTGTGCGCAGCCACGCACCAGGCGTCGATCAGCGCCGCGAAGCCGTCGATCTTGCGGTATCGGTTCTGTTTGGTGGGCATCCAGTTTTCCTTTTCCTTGTCCAGGTAGTTGTTCCGGAGCCGCACATTGTGCATGTACCAGCGCAGCATCGGGTCGTCGTTGGTCACGATCCTGCCGTCCATCATCGCCTCGCGGAAGCTCTTCATGGGGTCGTTGAGCGTCAGCGGCCCCTGGCGGACAATCTCCGTGGCGAAGCCCTCGGCCTCCAGCGCCCGGTTGCACCACACGGCGTTGGCCGGGTCGTAGCCGATGTTCAGGATCTCATAAAGGCCCTCAGCGCCGCCCATCTGCTTGAACCACTTGAACACCTCATCCTGGGGCACATAGTCGCCCTCGCAGATGGTCAGCAACCCCAGCATGGCGAAGTGATGGTAGTCGATCTTTTCGTTGTCCAGCTCCACCTTGCGCCGGGTGGTCCAGCTGTGATGCAGCACAAACCAGCGTCCGTCGTCCAGGGGGAACAGCAGCACCGCCGCGGTGAAGTCCTCGCGGCTGGACAGGTCATAGCCGCCGTAACAGCTCCGTCCCCGCAGCTGCTCCACGTCGATCTTGTCACGATTGCGGTTCAGGATCTCCACGGGCAGATAGGTCGCCTCGCTGCTGTCCACCGTGACGCAAAGGTTTTTCGTGATGAAGTTGGCCCGCTGCTGGGGTACCAGCCGCATCCGCTGCCATTCCCGCTCCATCTCTGTGAGGTCCAGCAGCACGCCCATGGACGGGTTGGCCTTGATCCACAGGCTGCTATCCTCAACGTCGTCGCCGGGATCCAGCTCGCAGATGAAGGCAAACATACGGTCGGCCACTTCCTGGGCCAATATGCCCTCTTCCAGAGCATCGGAGAACAGCGCATAGAACTGAGACAGCACGCCGTCCAGCACGTTGCCCATGGTGGTGATGTAGATGGTCAGGGGCTGATCGCGCTTTATCATGCCCTGTCGCACCACGTCAATCAGCTTGTAGCCCGCCTGGGTAAACTCGTGGATCTCATCAAACACGGCCAGATATGGGTTCAGGCCGTCCAGATTGCTGCTATCACTCGCCCTGGCCTTGATGGTGGCGTTCCCCGCTTCATAGAATATGCCATCGCGGGTCAGCCGGAAGCGGCTGCGCAGGGCAGGGGAGGCTTTGATCTGCTTGTATGCCTCCTCATAGCAGATCTTGGCCTGCTCTTTGGCGTTGGCCAACAGGTAGATGTCCGCGCCGCGCTCGCCGTCCTTGCACGCCATATAGGTGACATTGCCGGCGATCACCGTGGTCTTGCCGTTGCCGCGGCCCTCCACGATCAGCGCCTCGCGGAACCGCCGGAACCCTGTCACGCGATCCACCCAGCCGTACATGTTGCCCTCGACAAAGCACTGCCAGGGCATCAGGGTCATGCTGTCATAGTTGCCCTTGGTGGGCCGCAGGAATCGCTCCATGAAGTCCCCGGGTCTCGCCGCTTTATGCTCATCGAAAACCCAGGGATAGCTCTTATCGTGCTTGGACCTGTCCAGCTCCCGCTGAAAGCGCTCACAGGCCAGCCGCACCTTATGGCTTGTGAGTATCCTTCCGGCCAGCACATCGTCGTTATATCCATAAAGCCGGTCCAGGACCGACCACTTAGAAGTCGTCGAACCCGTCGTCAATGGACACTTGTGCGGCTTTTCGGCTGTTCGGCGTCAGTCTGAGCTCCGCCAGGTGCTTGCGCTGCTGATCCATCAGCATCCGCACGCCCTGGACGCTCTTGTTGTCCCGCTTCATCCGCTGGCGCCCGTTGCGGAAGTCTTCCACCACGCCGCGGGTGCGGATGTCCTCATAGAGCTGCTGCTTCAGCACCTCCATGTTGGCGATGTCTGCCACCAGCATCTGATCCTGGTCGCTGCACCCTTCCGGCCGCTTGTCGCAGGCAGCACAGAGTTTGTCATACATGGAGGCGGCCATCGGATCCGGCTCGCCGGTGGCCGGATTGATCAGCTGCTGCATGTGCTGGTCTCTCAAATCCGTGTTCATGTCTCGCTCCTATACCTTGATCACACGCATGGTGGTCGGCATGGGCTTCGCCTTGCCGTGTCTGCCCTTTTCCGGGTGCTTCCGGTTGTGGTGCATATCGCACAGGCTGCGCATGTTGGCGACGTCCAGCGCCAGATCAGGGCGCTCGGTAATGGGAAGCACATGGTGCACCATGGTCGCCCGCCTGGGCTTTCGTCGCTCCCCGCGCTCAACCTCTGCCATGCACTCCACACACCAGCCGCCATCTATCTCCAGGCGCTGCTGCCGGACCGCCTTCCAGGACTTGGAGTGATAAAAGGGATCGCTCTCTTTATAGTGCCTCAAAGTTCCACTTCTTCGCCCCGTCGCCACTGATCGTTGGGGTCGGGTTCCCGGGGCTTCGGCTCCCTGGATACCCACATCACACAGAACTCCCCCGGCACCGCGTCCGGGCAGGTCGTCCGCAAAAAGCAGTTCGCGCAGTCCGGTGCGTTGGTCAAATCTACATTCGCCATATCGGCACCCCCATGTCGTTGGATATATAAAGCGCCCGGCGCGTATTGAGCCACGCGCTGGACGCTGTCTGCGGGTTGATGCAATTAAAGGCTTTGGAAGGAAGTAACTCACAAAGAAAAGGCTGCTGGAGACAGCCGTGGACACCCCATCGTCCTGTCTCCGATGTCCCCCGCAGTGGACAGTTTACTTATACCACACTTTCGGAGTTGCATCAATATCTACTCGTATACCCTTTTGTTGTCATCATTCACCTTTTTGTTGTCATCGTATACACAGGTTTTAACATTCCGTCCTCCCCAAAATGGACCATTCCAAAATCCCCGCTGTGCAATTACAGCGGGGATTTCTCACGTTTTGAAGGTAAAATATTCAAGTATGTTTTCACTTAACAAAGCGTCAGCGCTGACGCTTTTCATCCTCGATGATGTACCACTCCGGCAGCAGCCGCATAACCCAGCCCTCGCCCAGATCCTGCAGCAGCTGGCAGCCGGATGCCTTGCACCGGCTGACATAGCTGTAGCTGTATCCCATGTCCTGGGCAATGCTGCGCAGGGTCTGCCCCCGGATGTAATACCGGCTCAGCACGCTGCACTCCATGGGCGGCAGCATGTCCATCAGCTGACAGGCGGCAGCCACCTCCGCGGTGTATTCCCGATCGCGCTGCTTCAGCTCCCGCTCCACCGTGTCCAGCATCCCCACCATGGTGAGCATGTGGTCGGTCTCGCCGGTGCTCCGCGCGCCGATGCCGTCCAGGCTCGCCGTCATGTGCCCGGCGGTGTCCCGGATCATGTCGGCCCTTTCCTTCAGGCGGCGCTTTTCGCCCTCCGCCCGCCTGCATCGCTCCAGGATCTCCATAGCTGTCAGTGTCATGCTGCCGCCCTCCGTCAACTATCTGTCAAAAGGGTAATTCGTCGTCGTCCACTTCGGTGAAGTCATCCCCGCCGCCATACATGTCCATCCGCTGCTGCTCAGCCTGCTCCTCGGGCGTGCGCGGCATGGGCGGCTCATCCGGGCCGGGGTCCTCACTCTTCCGGCTGCTGCCCACGGCCTCCACGCTGTCGGCGATGATCTCCGTCACCCAGTGCTTCACGCCGTCCTGGCCATCGTAGCTGCGCACCTGGATGCTGCCCTCCACCGCGATCTTCCGGCCCTTCACCAGGTAGCGGTTGCAGAAGTCCGCGGTCTGCCGCCAGGCCACGATCGTAAAGAAGTCCGCTTCCCGCACGCCCTGGGCGTTGGCGTATTTCCGCTGCACCGCCAGGCGGAAGGTGCTGCGGTTGATGCCGCTTTGCGTAGTGAACGCCTCTGGATCGTTCGCCAGGTTGCCGATCATGATTACCTTGTTCATGTGTTTCCCTCCTTCTGTACTCCGTCGTTCAGCTTATCGAGGAGATGGCTGTCGTCCATCAATTCCAACAGCATCAGCTTGGACGCCGTGCTGATCCGGTTGGCCATCCACAGGAAATCCACAGCGTGGGCGAAGTGTCCGCCATCCCCGTTAATGCCCTCATAGGCCAGGATCCGCGCCAGCGCAACCAACTCCATGCTGTTCAACCGCATATCACTGTCGTAGCGGGTGGCATCGTCCAGCAACTGAACGGCGTTGGTGAACTGCTCTATGCTGACGCTTTCGTGGTAATCCATATATTTATCCGTCATAGCGTCCTCCCTTTACGATCGGAACCGGATAGCCATCAGGTAGCGCCCGGAATAGTGCCTTGTAACTGGATAGTCCCAGCCGCTGCACAGCCACCAGCGCATTTTCTTGGCAGGCGTCCAGGTCTCGGAGCTGCCGGTCCAGGCTGTCCAGGATTTGCTGCCGGAAGGCCGGCGTCAACGTCTTATATAATTCTGCCATTTCCTTTTCCCCTCCACCATTGTTCTCGCCCTCCGCAGCTGCACGCGCCGGATCGGGCCGCTGGCTGTCCAGTTGAATAAATCCGAGTCCGCCTCTTTCAGCCTGGCAAGGGCGCTCCAGTCGATCTCCTTCATGGCCTCAACGACTTCCCGCATAGCAGCGTTTACCATATCCACCAGCCCGCGGGAGAACTCGCCGAAGCCGTGCACCATCCGGGTGCGGGCCTCTTCCATCTCGTCCTTATACATCGCGCACCCTCCGCAGATATTGTCCCAGCTCTGCCCCGGCCACCACGTTCTGGTAGCCGCAGCCGCCCGCCGGGTGCCCATCATGGGGCGGTGCCATGTTCTCCAGGGCTTTCCGGAGCTCACACTTCTTTGCCTCCCGGCCCTGCTTCAGGCAGATGGCACACTCGCTGGCCATGGCCAGGTTGACGATCACCGCCAGATCGTCGTCCCTGATCAGCCGCCACTCCGGCGACCTGGACACCGGCGTGAACCGGATCAGGATCTCGCCGTCCTGGATGATGTTCCGCAGGTATTGCCTGCTCTTCAGCGGAAGGGTGTCGTACAGGTCAGTCAGCAGCCGGTCCAGCGTGGCGAAGATCAGCCGGAAGTTGCGCCACCCGTTCGGGATCAGCCGCAGCCGATCCCGCAGCGCGTCCCCGCTCTCGGCGATCCGGCTCTCCATTCCCACCAGGTACTCCACGCATTTCAGTTCCTTGCCCTTCAGGGGCAGAAGCTCAGCCTTTTCGTTCATCGTCCGCGCCTCCCAGCTTTGGTTCCCAGGCTTCAAACTCGCCCTTGCCGCACTCAGCTTCCAGGTTGATCCGGCAGCACCCGCCGCCCAGGTAATGGCGGCAGGTGTCGCAGGTGTGGATCGTGTTCATGTCCATGGTGTTGCCTCTCTCTGCGTATCGGTGGGCTTGTCCGTCCAGTATCGTGCCGTGGGCTTATCCGCCAGCCACTTCCCGTAAACGATCACCGCCCAGCCGCTTCGCCGGGTCGGGCTCTTCGATTCCTTCCAGCAGGGAATCGCGCCACCGGCGTCGGCCTTATCGGTGTGAAAATCCGCCTCGATCAGTAGCCGCGGGGCCTCTTGCTCCAGCAGCGCCCTGGCGTCGTCCAGTGCTTCCACATACTCTTTTTTCCCATCCAGGTTCAACATGAACCGTAAAGCGTCCAGCCGCCCCAGCATCGCTCCGCGCTCCATCATGTCCGTGCCCTCCCTTTGATGTCCTTCATGGTCTTATAGTCGTCCCAGCCCTGGACCTGGGTCATGGCCACCTCATACTCGCACCGCGGCAGGTCCTTCGCGGTGGTCGCGCCGAAGCGCAGCTTCACGGCCTTGCGGATGGCAGCCGCCACGGCCTTGTCGCAGCCCCTGGCCGCGTAGAGGTCGCACAGTTGGGCAGCGCGTTCCCGGATGGCCTTATTCAGGGCGCTGGCCTGGGCGGGTGTCACCTTTTCCAGCAGCCGCACCTGCCGCTGCAGCTGGGCCATGGTCTCGTTGGTCGTCCGCAGCAGACCCGCCATGGTCTGGAGGGCTTCCCGCATCTGCCGCATCTCCTCGGCCACCGCCGCCGGGATCGGCAGTGCGTTGCCTTGGTTCATCTTCACCAGCTCGCCCACGTTCACACCCCCTCGATGACCACCACGTCCCTGGCGCTGTTGACCACTTTCAGCACATCCTCGGCCCAGCGCTGGAGCATCGCCGCATAGCTGGCAATCTGCGCACGATCGCCCTCGCGCAGGGTCAGCAGCTTGTCGGAGTGGGGGACATAGCCCACGGTGCCGATGAAGGTGCGGGCCGCCATGCCCACGGCCTCCGCCGTCAGATCTTCCTGCGCCGGGCCCTCGCCCCGCGCCGCCTGGGTCCGCAGATCCAGCAGCTCCTGCTGGGCCTTTTCCCGCTGCTGGGCCTGGTACTCGGCCATCTTCTCGGCATCGGCCAGCTGGGCGGTCAGCCCGTCGCGCTCCATGGAGAGCTTCACATTTTCCTCAGCCAGAATGTCCACCTTGCGCTGCTCGGCTATCAGCTCGCCCCGCAGGCTCTCGATGCGCTTCCCGGCCTCCGCGCTGATGCCGGTGGCCGGAGCCTTCTGAATCTCCTCCACCCGCTTCCGCAGCGCGTTGTTCTCGTGCTCTGTATCCGCCCGGCTCTTCTGCACCCTGTCCAGCACCGCGATGGCGTTGTCGCGCTCAATCGCCGTCTTGTTGGCCCGCTTCCGAGTCTCGTCCAGCTCTCCCTTCAAACTGTCGACGATCACCTGCAGCTCCCGAAGGCTCTGGTTTTCCTCCACGGCCTTCTCGGCCACCGCTTCCCGCTGCGGCTCCGGCAGGGCCAGTATCGCCTGGATCTTGCTGATCGGCAGCTTCGCCATGGCGCTTTCCGGCGCGACCTCCCGCGCCGCCTTCATCAGGCGCTGGGCACTGCGCTCGTTCATGCCGGCGACGCGGTTCACCCACGCCTCCCATTGACCGTGCGGCACCAGGCCGCTCTCCTTCGCCTCGATCAGGCAGCGGCCCACCTCGATCACGTTGGAATAAGCGCCCTGGATGTGATAGGCGATCCTGCGCTCGATGTTTGCCAGTGTGGTGATGTCACTCATACTTGGGTCCCCTCGCTTTCTCGATGTCAATTAATTCGCAGCCCCTGCCGCAGTTGCAGCAGATGGCCCTGTAATACTGATTGCGCTCCCACGCATTGCGGAAGCCCTTGCGCCCCATGGCGCAGGCGATCCAGTGGCCGCCATGGTAGTCGGTCCGCGCCTTGAAGTGCGAGCAGCTGGCGGTCAGGTGATCCCGGTGTCTGTTCAAGTCATCGCCCCCTATCGGTCCCAGATGAAGCTGATTCCGTTTGGCAGCGGCCGGGTGCCCTTCTTTTCGCAATGCCGCACGATGGTATCCCGCGCGACCTTGACATCCAGACTCGCCGCCGTCACCGATGGATAGATCTCCAGCACCTTCCCATGCTGATCCACCATGCACACTGCCTTGCGGCGTACTCCGCCGAAGCGCGTGCCCAGCTCTTTCGGTGTCAGGATGGCGATGTTACGAACGCTGTTGTCGCTGTGCAGGCCGTTGCGGTGGACGACGGCACCCGTCCGGGCCTGTTCCGGCATCCACGTCAGCGCCACCAGCCGCAGCACCGTGGAGGGCCTTTGCTTGCCATCCAGGCTGTACAGGTTCACGGTGTGCTGCTTGCCGTTGGTGCCGTTCCGCTCGTATTGTTTTAGCACCAGCTTGCTGCCATCTGCGTAGATCCGGCGTATTCGCCCCTCGGTGCTCGCCTGGTACTTTCCCTCATATCCGGGGATGTCCCGCCACCGCTCCGGAGGCCGCGGCATCTTCGGAGCGTAGTTTCGTTTGTTGCTCAAATCCTCACCTCGCTCAGGTCCTCGATCTTGGCCTCCAAAATCTCTTCCAGGCTCTGCATCTGATCGACATCGGCAAACAGGGTCACATTCTCCAGGGCGTCCAGCCCCATTTCCAGCATCGCGATCTGTTCCGGAAGCAGATAGCGGTCACATGGCAGGACCACAAAAACTTCCGCATGTCCTTGATTTTCTCATTCATACTCATACGCTTACTTCCTTCCGTCTCTATTTAAAAGCGTCTGCGCTGACGCTTTTAATCTCCCTCTATCACCAGCGCCGCCACCAGCGCAGCGGCCAGCACAGCGTTGGAGATGATGAACGTGTCCACTTGCGCCGCCCACGCCGCGCAGATCACGGCGTTCATCAGCAGCGCGCCGAAGGCGACTATCTTACCCATGTCATTATCTCCCATCAGAATGGATTGTCCGGGTCGTTGACCTCTTTGAAGCCGTCGCCCTCTCCGCCGGTCAGATCCATGCGCATCTGTTCCTTGGTGGGCTTCGGCCCGTCGATGCAGGTCCGCGGGACCCACAGCGTGCGCACGCTCTTGCCGTTGATCGTCTTCACCCTGGAGCGCTTGCCATCGCTGCCCGGCTGGATCATCCCATCCTCCTCCATCTGCTTGTGTAGCATCCGGGAGGACAGCGGGAAGGCCTCGCCCTTTTTCGTGAAGAACTCGCACACCATCCTGAAGCTGGTATCCGGGATCAGGTAATAGTACATCGCATCCATATAGCCGATGTGCCCCTTGGTGGCGGTGCTCTTGCCGGTGGTGTCGGTCAGGTCCACCACCGAAGCCTCGCGGGTCAGCAGCATCTCGCCGATGGTGTTCAGGAACATCCTGCTGGGCCGCTCCGCCCGGCTCTCACGTCCCTGGGCCTGGCTGTTGGCAATGATGTCCTTCACGGCCTCGTTAACCTCGCTGCGCAGCAGCTCGCCGTCAGGATCGTCCACCGCACCGCTGTCGATCAGGAAGCGCATGTACATCTCATAGCCGATGATCAGATGGGCCACAGTGCCGGGCGCTCGGGTGTGGCCCAGCTTCGCCCCCTGGAACATGCTGCGCAATTCCTTGAAGCGCTCACCCAGCTTCGCGGGCAGCTCGTCCATCTGGGGCGCCAGCCATTCGATGTACTTGCGCATCACATAGGCCTGAGCGCCGCTCGCCGCTCTGTCCTGCATTTCTGTCAGCTCCTCATTCGCCTGTATATCGTCTTTCCCGACCTGGATCACATAGTAGCGGGCCTCGCCGGACTCTCTCACGTTCGGCATGTCCTCGCCGCTGATCAACGCCAGGGACCGGGGCGGCTTCGCCGTGGCCAGCGTTTGATCGGACATCATGCGCCCGCGCTGCGCCAGATCGCCGAAGGCGCGGCTCAGCTGCTGGGCGGTGTCCTCCATCTTGCGCCGCGCCTGGATGTTGCCTTCCGGGTGGTAGTCGTCCACGGCCAGCACCATGTCCTTCAGCGAAAAGGCCAGCGACCGGATATAGTTGCCGGTGTCGTTGAAGCTCGCCGGCAGGCCACTCTCGCGGAAGGTGCCGAAGAAGCTGAGCATCAGCGCGGACAGCGTAGACTTGTGGGTGCCGCTGCCGCCGATCAGGTACACGCTGAACGTGGGCGGGAAGCCCGCCCTCACCAGCGCCTCCCGAAGCGGAGCCAGGAACATGAAGGCCACCAGCGGCACGCTGATCCGGCGAGGGATGTTGGCGGTCATCAGGATCACGTCCGTCAGGATGTCGGTCTCTCTGCCTTCCTCCGGCGTGAAGCCTCCGTCCAGCCGGTAGTTCTCCAGGCCCTTGCTCAGCTCCACCGTCACGCCCTCCGCGCCGATGGCCCCGCCCTGGTACAGATAGCACCAGCGGCCGCCGATCCTGCGCCAGCCCGTATGCGTATATTCCCGGATGCGCCGGGCTTCCAGGGCGTTCGCCGTCTGGATCACGTAGCGCACGCGGTCGGTGGCGGTGTTGCCAGGCATGATCGTCGCCCGGATGTCCCAGTTCTCCGTCAGCCAGTCCATGCGCCGGAAGGCCTTGGCCGGGACACGCACCTGCTTCAGCGGCTCGCCGCTGGCCGTCCATCCGTCCACCAGCAGCCAGGTCTCCTCGTCCACGCCGTTGTCGCGGGTGACCACGCCGTTGGCGATGGCCGTGAACGTGCACAGCGGCTTCGGCGTGTCGTCTGACCAGGTACAGATGCGTCCATGGTCCACGCAGTAGCCGGGCAGGTTGCCGATCAGGGCGGCGGCGGCATCCCTGGCTGCAGTGGCCTGGGCGGCGGAGATGTCCACCGGCTCCGTCGCGCTCTCCAGCGCTCGCAGCGCCTTCAGGCCGGGCGCGGTGCCCATGATCTCCAGCATGTCGGTGATGTCGCCCTTGGTCGGCAGGGTGGGACAGGCCCTGCGCAGATCCAGCAGCTTCACGCTCTTGCACACGCTGCCCAGCTGGGCAGCCACCTGCCTGCGGTCATTCTGGCCTGCCGCGTCGTTGTCGGGAAGGATCACCACATGGGCGCCGGTCAGCAGCTTCGTGTGCTCCGGCAGCCACTTGCTGGCCCCGCTTTTCGAGGCCCCGCCCGGATTGGTCGTGGCGGCGAAGCCCGCGGCCGCCAGGGTGTCGGCGTCCTTTTCGCCCTCCACCAGGTACACGGTGCGCCCCTCGCGGATCGCCTTGAGCACCTCCGGAAGCCGGTAGATCACCGTGCGCACGCCGGTGATGTTCCAGACGTAGCCGTCCTGCTTGGCCTTCGGGTTCGCCGGATCCTTGTGGCGCTGTCTGAATGTCTTCACCCGCTGGCCGTTCTCCTCCGATTCAAACCGGCAGACCTCAAACAGCACCGCGCCGCTCTCGTCGGTGTACGGATACACCTTCGTCAGCTTCCCCAGGGGCCGCTGCTTGATGGGGCCGTTCGCTGGCGGTGGCGGTGGTGGCGGTGGCGGCGCGCTCTTCGATGCCTTCCGCTGCCCGGAGGGCACGGGCCTGCTGCCCTCCGGATACAGGTCCGTCATCTTCAGCCCCATGGCCTTGACCACGTCCCGCGTGTCGCAGCCGGCCTGACACTTCACCAGGATCCTGCCGTCCGCCCCGGTGCCGACGCACAACGATGCCGTGCGGTCATCGTGGGCAGGGCATCTGCACAGGTATTCCCCGGATGAGCTGGGCCCCTTGGCCACCCGCAGGTAGCTGACAAACTCTTTGATGTCCATGCAGTCGGCTCCTTAGTCTTTTCTTCTTCCTTCCAAAGCCTCCAGCAGGCGGGCCGGGGTGAAGCGGTACGCCTTGCCGATCTTCTCGCAGGGCAGCCATCCGCCCCGCGCGCCGCGCCGGATCATGGTCTTGCTCAGCCCGGTCAGCTCCGCGGCCTCCTCGATGCTGATGGTGCGCTTCACCGCCTCGATGATCTCGCCCAGGGCGTCCACGTCCACCATGGTCCGCCCATTGATCTCATAACTGGGATACCGCCCCGCGGCGATGCCGCGCCGCAGCTGCTGCGTGGTCAGGCCCAGCAGGCGGGCCGCCTCGGGGATCGTCTGAAACCTCATATACTTATCCCCCTTTCATCCGGGCACAAATCGTCAATGCTGCAATCCATTGCACTGGCCAGCTGCCGCAAGGTTAGAATGCCAGGGTTCTTGCGCACCCCCGATTCAATGGCACTTATGGTCTGTTGCGGCACCCCACTGATCTCTGACAGCCTCTTTTGCGTCAGCTTTTTGCCCTCGCGGATTTCTTGAAGCCTTATCATCTTGTCACGCCCCTTATAATTATCCGTTTCGTGTTATAGATTACCACTAAACGGATGGTTTGTCAACCCGTATTGTGGTATAATAAATATGACAATCGTGGTATAAATGGGGTGTTTCGATGTTCTCCGATGGGATGAAGAAAAGACGTGAAGCTCTGGGTTTATCCCAGCAGGCTCTTTCAAATATCAGCGGTGTCCCACAGTCCACTATCAGCGCCGTAGAAAACGGAACCCGTATTCCTAAAGAAGACACCATGGTTATGATAGCAAATGGTCTCAGCTGCTCTGTTGGCGAATTGCTTGGAGAAGACGAAAAAAGCCCACCGTCTGATGACGATGGGCTGAGGGCGTGGGCTATTGAGCGGGTATCTGCCCTCTCTGATCCTGCTCTAATTCGTGTCCGGGACTTTCTGACTGGTCTTGAAGCTGGTCAAGAAATCGGTGCAGCTCCATCAGCTGCTCCCGATCCAGACGGTCGATCATCGCAATAACTTCTTTCCTCAGTTTATCCATGGTTATCTTCTTTCCGCTGGAGCTCTCCGGCTATGTAGTCCGCGCGTCATAAGCATTATACCATAAAGCATTGGAGGATTCACCTATGAAGAAAACTATCATTATCGTCGCCGTGCTCCTGGTCTGCGCATACTCTCAGATTGCCATAAAGAACTACGGTCTGTGTTTGGCTTTCGTTGCGGCTGCCGTGATCGTCTTCCTTCTGGGATGGAAAAAGAGGCCGGGCAAAAAATCCGCCCCGCAGCAGTCTGCGCAGCCAACTCCCAGACCAGCTCCCGCACCGGCAGCGGCCCCAGCATCCACACCAGCGCCGGCAGCTCCGCAGCCCTCGCCCTATGAGCTGCGCAAAGCCAATGCCAGCACCATGACCTTTACCATTTCTGGGGTCACCTTCAATGGCCGCCAGAATACTTTGCAAAAGATTGATGAGTTTAACGATGATCGGTATATCGGTTGTTCTTACGATCTCCAGCGCGATGAGTATAAAGGGGAACCGGCTTTTAAGGTCGTGGCCATCCTCGCCGATGAAAAAGGTACAGAAAAGGAAATCGGATTTGTACCGTCTGGCCTGGTGCCAAAGGTGCTTGAAATCTTTGACCGCTGCTTCGATGTGGAGGTTGAAGTCTATGGCGGCCAGGATGATAAATACTACGGTGCGGCAGCCACGCTATACTATGATAAATAGGCCATTGCAGTTTTGGACAGCGTATCACTATCTGTGAGAATGATTCAAATACTGCGAGTTTGAGCCATTCTTACACGTAATCCATACACCTTTTTACACCTGCATTTATGCAGGTGTATTATAGTAGGGATTTTCCAATTACACAATTACACCAAAAAAATACATACACCGTGTGTATACTCGCACAGGAAGGAAAACCAGATTATGGGTGCAATAGAACAGAGGGGAAACAGCTGGCGCGTGGGCGTCCAGGTATACGATGAAAACGGGAAGCGGGTGTGGATCCGGCGGACGCTCAAATTGTCCGCAGCGCTGTCGGAGGCCCAGCAGCGCCGCCAGGCGGAGAAGGCCCTGAAGCAGCTGGAGGTGGACGTCGAAAACGGGAAGGCCCGCCCGGACTCCGATATGACGCTGCGGGACCTGTCGGAGCTCTGGATGCGCCGTCACGTCCGGGCGAATTGTTCGCCGGTCACCGCCTCCAATTACCAGCACCTGCTGGATCGGCGCATACTGCCGAAGCTGGGCAAAGTCCATGTGGACAAGCTGACCCCGGCCCGCCTGGCCGACTTCATGGTGGAGATCAGGGAGGAGGGCAGGATCTCCCAGCAGCGCGACGATGAAGATCTCGCCAGAAAGCGCACGCCCACCGACCGGGCGAAGCTGGCGAAGGAGCCCGCGGCGCCCCTCAGCGCCAGGACGCTGTGCAGCTACTATGACTGTCTCTACCAGATGTTCGAGAAGGCCGTGCGGTGGGAGATCGTCTGGCGCAATCCCATGGCCGCCGTGGACCGGCCGCGCTTCCGGTCGAAGCCGGTGCACTACCTGGACGACGATCAGGCCGTGGAGCTGCTGCGCGCCCTCCAGGATGAGAAGGATATGTCCTTCCGGTGCGCGGTGCTGCTGGCGCTGACCTGCGGCCTGCGCCTGGGCGAGGTGGGCGCGCTGACCTGGTCAGACGTGAACTGGCGGCGCTGCACCATCGACGTGTCGAAGGCCGCGAAGTATGCCAGCGGATCCGGCAGCTTCGTCGGCCCCACAAAGACGCCCAGCAGCGACCGCACCGTGACCCTGCCCGCCGGCATGATGGCGCTGCTGGATGAATCGCACAAGCATCAGCTGGAGGTCGCCGAGCTGCTGGGCGAACGATGGCGCGGCCAGGATCGGATCGTCTGCGCCTGGGACGGGACGCCGCTGCATCACGACACGCCATCCAAACAGTTCCGACGCTTCGCTGATCGGCACGGCTTCGAGGGCGTGCGTTTCCACGATCTGAGGCACACCCACGCCACCCTGCTGTTCGCCTCCAATATCGACGCCGTGGCCGTAGCCAGCCGCCTCGGCCACGCGAAGGCGGACACCACCCTGCGCATCTACGCCCACGCTCTGAAGCGCCGCGATGAAGATAGCGCGGCAGCCATGCAGTCGATCCTGGACCGGGTGGACGCTGCGCCAGACGATGACGCCCCGGAAGATGAAGCCCCCGTAAACTGATCGGGACATTAATGTCCTTATCAATTAACGCGCCGGATCTCCACCGGCGCACTTTTCATGCCCATCTGCCCGTGCACCCACTGCACCCATTTTGCACCCATCCCCGGCCCTGGCCGCCGTCCCGCCGTTTTTCTTTGAACAGTTTGCATAAAAAAATCTGTGTAACGCTTTTCACATTACACAGAGTTTGTGGTCGAGGTGACAGGATTTGAACCTGCGACCTTTTGGTCCCGAAGGCGGCAAGGGTCGGACCTATTCTGCCAAACCGTGACATTTTCTGTGTTTCCATATCATTATCTGTGATTTTGTTTCAAATATTGCGGGCGCGCCGCCCTTTCAGCAGCCGTGTGGCCTATTCGCGCACCCATTTTTGCACCCACATTTCGCGCTATCTGCCTACCATAACTACACATTCTATTTCTATTTAGTGTAAATGTGTAATAGGTGTAGTATGTCGTATTCCTTCTATATATATGGGGTCGTACACCTAACACTTTTTCTTATTACACCTATAGTTATTAGGTGTAACACCAGATAACAGCCCCCCTTGGATTTTCAGCCCTTGGAATTTATAAACGCCTGGGTGCATCCGGTGTGGGGCAGTGGGGTCCGCAATTCATCCGAAGGGGGGGATGTCCGCCAGCCGGAGGCCCACCGAGCGCTCCCGCATCCTATTCCTTCGCGGATCTCGCCACCCGTGTCCATGTCCGTGCGCAACGGTCACCCCGTCGCCCTCTCCCATGTATAATCATTCAGCCCCGCGCATAACCATCATGCAGCGCTCCCCCAACATCTGCAAAAATCGTCCGCTTCCTAAAAAACCGTGTCCCCCGCACCCATTGTTGTCCGCGTCCTTCCAGGGATCGAGCCCGCGCCATCCGGGCCTCCCCCACCCTTCTGCGGCGCCTGCGGCTACTGGCCAGCGCCCCAGCTACTGGCCAGCGCCTCCGGCGCCGGGCTTTCCGCTGCGCCCTGAGAGGCCCTGTCCGCCGCCCTGAGCGCACAAAAAAAGCGGGGATGGAGCCATTGCCCCATCCCCCATGTCACGCCTCCAGCCGCCGCCTGAGCCGCCTGAGCTTCCGATCGCGCCACGCTGCCTCCATCTCCGGATCGACATTCAGCGCGATCCTGACCTGCTCCAGCATGATCTCCACGTCGGCGATCTCCTCGACGACGCTCTCCACGTCGAACGCATCCACAGACTTGTCAAACAGCTTGCAGATCGCCTGCTGCAGCTCGGCCAGCTCCTCGCAGCACTTCACCAGCTGCCGGCCGCCGAAGCGCTCCACGGCCATGGCCATGATCTCCCTGTCGGTCATTGTATCACCACACTTTATAAAACGTCGAACAGGTTCACCTGCGCGCATTCCCGCTCCAGGCGCTGCTGGCCGTGCCCCCGCTGAAGCTGGCAACGAGCGCCTTTTCGCGGTCACTCAATTCCCACACCCTGGCGGTGGCTTTCTCGGTGGCTTCCCGTTCAGCAGCTGCGCGCTCCTGGGCGGCGCGATCGGCGGCAGCACGTTCCGCCGCCGCTCGTTCGCTTAAAAGCAGCCCTGAGCCGAATATGCCCTTGCCGGCCTGGCGCTGGGCGTCCATAGCCCGGATAAAAGTGCATTCTTCAGGCATCACCCGGAAGTCGATGCCCAGCCGGCTGTACTGGTAGGCCGCCGCGGCCGTCAGCACGTAGGCCGGGTAGCTGTACTTCGGCAGCTCCTTTACGTCCTTCCGCCGGTTTTCTTCGTTGGCTGCCTTCACGGCCTGGTACAGGTCCGGAGCCGTGCGCAGCTGGCAGGGGTCCATGTTGGTCACACAGCTGGTGTTCACCTGCGCCCCGTTTTCGTAGGTCACGCTCACCCCGCACGGGATATAGCAGGCGGCGCGCTCCTGGCCGCTGAACAGCGTCAAAGTCGGCGCGAACAGGAAAAAGCGCACCCCCTTGTGCAGGTAGTGCCGCACGATCTGCGCGATGATCGAAAAAGGCGGGTTGTCTACCACGGCCCACCCTTCGGGCACGATCTCGCTCTTGTAGTCGCCGCCCGGATAAAATGGCCGCAGGAAGCGGTCCCGCTGAAGCCCGTATTCGGTGGCCACCCAGTCCGCCACCGCGTCGTACACGATCGGCGGCGTGTAGCAGTCGTCGGTGGTCTTTTTCGGTTCAAATTTTTCTGTAAATTGCTTGTATTCGGTGTCGGGCTTGATTTCGCCGCCGAACATGTCAAGCTGTCCCACTTCCTGGTTCATTTTGTTCACCCCATCACCAGCCTTCCGGTCCTGCCCTTGACGCTCTGCTGCTGCCTGCGCCTCGTGGCCCTGCTGGAATACGGCTCCACGGTCTCGCCCACGGCCCTGCCGTCCATCTGCATGACCATGGACCCGACGCCGGTCTCCTCGATGGCCTCCACGAACGCATCCCGCACCGCGCCGTAATCCATCTCAAAGGATGGCTGCTGCCGCGCGGATCCGGCGCCCCTGCC